GAGACTCTCAATAACATCAGTCATCCGCGTCTCTATTATCTTCTCTACGAATTCGAATCCCAATATCATCAACCTCACTTGGAGTTCCGGATTCACAATCATTAAGGATAATCTCGCCAGTCCTGTCTGCAAAAATTCCGATACGGAGGACTCGGTGTCAACTGTCAATTCATGGTTCATCCTTTGTGTTTTGAAATGGAAGGTTAGTATGTATTCATGAATTAAGGATTGGGCAAGATTGAATCTATGCTCTTCATAACTTGAGAGTAGAGCCTGATATTGCGATAATCTGATGGAGAGACGCGAGGAGTGTCTTCTGTTCTGGGAGATTGCAGAGAATCTTTGTACTAACAGCTGGAATTCTGTATCATTTGGTTGGTTCTCTGAAATGGCGTCCAGACACTGAGTTTGAAGGGATAGCATTACTTTATTGGCTTTGTCAACGGTTGTTATCTTGCTCCTTTGTTCCATTACAGTTACTAGTCTCCGGGCTATTTCCTCTTCTTCTGTAAGCTCCGGATATATTTTCCACTTCGGATCGATCTTGTTCAATTTCATAATTAGGGGCTTCCAAAGATGACTGTCAACCGATTCTGATTTAATCAACATGTAATCCTTGTCTAGGTCACGCGAGTATCTTAGGATTATATCATTCACATAGTTCTTTCCTACTTGTTCTGCACTCAATTCCTCCGCTAATGTTGGCATGAGTGCCCAATCATTGACATTCTCCTCATGGAGATAAGAGTGTGATAAATACCGGAATCTCGGTTTTGAGAGTACATGTCCCCTTATATCGCTGTAGCACTGGAACGTCTTTTTTACACTCCATGAGCTGTTCTTTGGTAGTACAAATTGAACATCCTTTATGCCTGTAAGTCTATTGAATCCATACCGAATAACCAGTCGGCGAAGAGAGTCATATTTGTCTTTGACTATTGCAATAATCAATAATCTCATGCGAAGATAGTCAAAATTGATATTACTGTCCACCAAACCCATCATAGTGATTAGTCTTTGGCTCATTTCCGTGGTATAATGCAAAGATCGGTTCATTTCAGATCGTATGTATGTGGCAGTACTGAATCGAATGTTCGGAATCCTATGTAGTATTTCTCCTCCTGTTTCAGATGGAGCAAAGTGAAAGAGATCTTGAAAGGTTTGCCTAGTAAGAGTAGACAGAGAGAGATTGCAGGCTTTCAGAATATCGAGTCCTTCCAAGTCACCTTTCGGCAGTGCCATCAAATTGTGCTTCATAAGGAACCACTTTGTAACTGCTACTAATTTTGCAGCTAATAGTTCTTCCTTGTTTCCCAACAATCTGTCATTATCAAGGAGTTCTCCCTTGTAGAGAACTTCATTCCCTATCTTTGGGTCATCATATACCTTGATACCATTCCGGTAGTGTGTTGGTGCACATCGGCGTACAGTGATCAATGCTGCTGCGAGGTCGACCTCTGTGACCTTGTCGTCGTATAACACTTCTTCCACTTCTATAAATGATATTTTGGGAAACATGGTTATCTTTCGTGTGAGAAGGCATTCTATTATATCTGAATTGGCTTCAAGATTAAAGAAATATGTCCGATTGGTAGTGGATCCTGTTCGTATATTTTCAATAGCCCTGTGGCAAAGTGAATTACGTAGTCTTGTAATATTTCTTACCTTCGTCAATAATCCTGAGCTGGTCTCTATTTTACTGATAAGTAAATCTATAAAGTGAATCGAGGTGTTCTCGTGATAAAATTGGACAATTCGTGCATGAAAGTTATTTCTAAATATCTCAACAAGTTCTTGTGCTAATCCCTCACGGTCATCTGATAAATCGAACATTTCTTTGATTTTACGATTGACAGTGAACCGTCGAACCATGCTTTTGATGGATTGCTGCACACTAGTGGTAGCAGGGCAGATTCTCTGATCTGAGGGCCAGGTATTAGTGACTACTCTATCTTCCAGGGTGTTCTTACTATCTTCCATCGTCACGCTTAATGTTGTGGACAAATACCTAAGGAAATACCTGCCATTGCAAGAGAATTTATGTGTCCACAAGTGAAGATAATGCAAGGATTTTGACATACCAATGCTATGTCCTGATAGCATCAGATTGAGATGTAGTGAGGCACCCAGACCCCCCAGTGACGTAGGTAAGTATGTCCAAAAAAAGAGCAGGTCTTGAAGAAATTCGTCGTATACTTGCAAATAGAGTACTCTGTCCGGACTATCTACAAGTCTAGATTCTGCAATCCCTACACCATAAACGGATTTTAGAGCAGTTCTCAGCAAGTTGTCATTCATATGATTCGCACTTCGATTGAGGTATGCTGCTATGTCATTTTTTGCTGCTGCATATAATGATGAGTCCTGTGTTAAATCCAATAAGGATTGTTCCTGCTTCGAATAATAGAGTAAATTTGATAGCTTCTCTGGTAGTTCATGTGATGAAACCATACTGTCCTCATGGAGATGTGATAATATCATGTGAGGCATGCGACAGAGCAGCAACCCTAATTTGTAATTCTTCAAGTAGGCGCATGCCTCGTGGTGGTTACTCAGTTCCATGGCAGATGATGCAGATGAACAAATTCCTGAAACCTCTAACTCGTCTGAGATGAGTACTGCATTGTTCCCCGCGCTGACAGAGATGAGTCGTTTTAAGGTTGAATCAGCCCTCACACCATCAGCATAATGCTGCCTCAACATGGTAATGCGATGTTTTGACAGATTTGTCTGGGAGTATTTGATTGTCATTCCGAATTTTGTGCAATGCTTCATAATTTTTGAAAATACAGATTGTATCATTGGCTCTGACGACTGCTTTATTCTCACGATTGCATTCACATCATCAGAATATACCATTATTGTCTTCACATCTACGTCCGTCATGATTCTAAGGAGCTTCATCATGAGTGTTGTATGTAAGGTCCAAAATGGATTTAGCCACCCCTCGATACCACCATATTGCCCATGAGATTCAATGACGTTATCAAGATATTCATCGTAATGATAAACAGTGAGTTGCGAGAAGTAATGTGCCAATTCTCCCCATCCATCATATCCAAAGAGATTCCCCAGAAACTCTGCCAGTTCATGTGTATTCTCATATTGCATTGATTGGTTGTGTCCCTCGATGTCCAAGAGAAGTGAATAGTTATCATGCTGTGATAGTTCTCGTGCTGCCTCGTGAATCAGGGCCTTTCTCTTCTTATCAGTTGGTGTCATCAGTTGTTCATCGAAATAAGATAATGCCTTCTTCATTCGTGCCGCTACTAGACTCAATGCGTGTTTATTGCTGAGTTCACCGTTAGCAAATAGTCTCGCCTCATATTTCTGTTCTCGTTCCTTTTCAATCAATCTTGCTGGGTCTGACATTTCTTCTGCAACCTCCTTTTGATGTGTTTTCCTCACCAATCGTGGTTTGGGTTGGATAGTTCTACCAGCGAAGAAATCCTTCAACTGATAATTTTCAGTTTCAATAACTTGCAGTAATTCTTTCCTACTATCCCCGGGTCCGAAGGAGATTTTGGACTTCAAAGCACCTTTGTCTTTTGCGAATTCCAGCGGGTCATCCGTCAATGTATTGTCCATGCAATTGAATATCTTGATTTCATCCCACCAACTGAGCGGTAATGATTCTATCCTTTGACTGTCAGACTTGTTGCCATATGTTTCGAGCATCTTGACTTTTGCAGGTGGCCCTAATATTTGTGGTATCATCTTATGTTTTTTCCTATACGCAGTAAAAAATTGGAGTTTTGCCAATCTCGTCAGGTTCTTAACTGCATGATGATCAACTTGACGTTTTGTATGTACTCGTTTCAAGAATTTAAGTACACCAGCCTCAGCATTCACCTCTGCATAAAATATCAATTTATGCAGTGCTGACACTTCTTGGAGATGTGTACGAGAAAGCTTACATCCTTCTACTATGAATTTGCACAAGAAAGATTTCTCTGGATAAACAAAACTCAATTTTCTGAGAAGACTCAGTGGTAATCCCATATCGTATGTTACCCCAGATATGATCTGGTCCAGTTTCCATAGTTCCTCAATTGCTTCCAGGATAGGTTTCCAATTCATGGCGAACCCCTCATCATAATCAGACATGTTGAGTAGGAAACCCTCTAGCGTTTTCATGAAATCGACTTGTTCTTTGTGATGACCCTCATGCTCTGCAAATTCTATCATCAGTTTGAACATTGCCACGGCCCAGGTGTACTCTTCGCAGTTCTTCAATACATCAAGATTATTCAATATGTCGGCTATTGTGAAGATATAATCGAGATATGAGGTTGGACCACAGAACCAGTATGCCAGAGCGTCATGGTACATACGGAAATGACCGCCACAAGCCATTATACAGAAACGATTTGATTCTCGATTTGACTGGTATATATATACTCCATTGGAGAACATCGTATATATAGACTCATCTCCTGAAGTCTGGATGCCCTTAACATTTCAC